TACAAGCTACTAAAGAAGCTACAGGTTTAGATTTCTTTAACTCTGCAGATCCAAATAATATTCCAGAAACACAAGAAGATTTAGATCTTCATATGCAGTTAAGTTATAAACAGTCTATTGAAATAGCAGAAGAAGAAGCTATAGATAATGTTTTACAAGCTAATAAATATGAACTTGTTAAAAGAAGAGTTATTGAAGATTTAACTGTTATTGGAATAGGAGCTACAAAAACTACATTTAATTTAGCAAATGGTATAGACATAGATTATGTAGATCCTGCTAATTTAGTTTATTCTTATACTGATGATCCTAATTTTGAAGACATATATTATGTTGGAGAAGTTAAATCAATGAGTTTAGTTGAAGTTAAAAAACAATTTCCTTGGTTAACAGATCAAGAATTAGAAGTAATACAAAAATATCCAGGAGACGCTAATTATACTAGAAATTTTTATGCTCAACAAGATTCTTATAATCAAGTACAAGTTTTATATTTTGAATACAAAACATACAGTAATCAAGTATTTAAAATAAAACAAACAGAACAAGGTTTAGAAAAAGCTTTAGAAAAGCCAGATTCATTTAACCCTCCTGTAAACGACAACTTTGAAAGAGTAGGTAGAGCTATTGAGGTATTATATAGTGGAGCTAAAATACTAGGACATGAAATGATGTTAGAATGGAAGTTGGCTGAAAATATGACTAGACCTAATTCTAATGTTAGTAAAGTTAACATGAATTATTGTATTTGTGCTCCTAAATTATACAAAGGTATGATTGAGTCTACAGTAAG